ATCTGCCAGATCCTCTGGAAGACCGGCGGCGTCTCTGGCACGCAGGAAAGCGTCAATAAGGCCGGCCGCGACAGCGAGCTTGCGCGCCAGAAGGTGCTCAAGACGATCGAGATCAAGCGCGACCTCGAAATCCGCGCCATCGGCAACTTCGCGGCTGTTCAGGAGAGTGGCGCCACCACCCGCAAGCTCGCGGGCCTGCAGGCGTTTATCACCTCCAACGACAACCGCGGCGCGTCCGGCGCTGACGGCGGCTTCTCGGCCTCCCCAGGACCGGCGGCGGCCACCGACGGCACCCAGCGGACCTTCACCGAAGCACTGGTCAAGGCGACGCTCGCCACGACCTTCGGCAACGGCGGCAAGCCGACCCAGGCTTACATGGGGCCGACACACAAGCAGCAGTTCTCGGCGTTCACCGGCATCGCCGACATCCGCAGCGAAGTGCGTGGGAACGCGCTGGCCACCATCACTGGCGGCGCCGACGTGTACGTGTCGGACTTTGGGGCGCTGACCCTGATCCCGCACGCCTACGCGCTGACCCGCGCCTGCGTGCTGGTCGACCCGAAGATGGCGGCCATCGCCACCCTTCGCGGCCTGCAGTCTTCGGCGCTGGCCAAGACCGGCGACAACGAGCGGTTCCTGATCCTGATGGAGAAGACGCTCGTCTGCTCCAACCAGGCCGCGCACGCCGTCGTCGCCGACCTCACCTGATCGACCTAGGGGCCGCTCCGTCGCGGGCGGCCCCGCTTTCCCTGAGGCACTATGCAGAAGACTAACAGCGCTCCCGAAGTTGTCGCAGCCGTCGAGCGGCAGGAAGAACTGAAGAAGCGCGCCGCCAAGCAGGCGTCCAAGCGCGAGCTCGCCCCTGAACAGGTCGAGATGGTGGATTGCACCGTCCTGCCGCTTGGCGATGGCCACATCAGCATGGGCGAGCACATCGCGGGTTTAGGCACCGTCCACTACGAGGAAGGCGAGGTCTTCCCGTGCCCGCTGCCCACGGCGGTGCTGCACTACGTGCGCGGATGGGTGAACTTCGAGGGCGCGAAGGAAGCCGTGGCCACATACAAGCTCGAGCAGCAGCGTAAACACGAAGCTGCTCGGGCTTCGCAGCTCGCGGCTGACAAATTCCTGGAAAGCGTCGGCGGCTGATGTCGGCGCGCACGCACCTGTTCCGCTCATCGGCCGGCGTCGACCACTGGATGATTCAAGACGGCGCCGACACGCGCTTCGCGGCCACCCAGGACGTCGCGCCGATCCTGGAGCGGAACAAGGCCGCGGCGACCCACAACGACGGCTACAACGCCTCCCGCGACCTGCGGCGCGTGGCCAGCATCCCCTACGGCGTCGGTCTTCAGTGGCTGAACGAAGAGGGTTGGTGGTTCATGGACGCCAGCAAGGATCCTGACGTGGCCAAGAAACTGGCCGCGAAGCTGAACAGCAACGAGTACCTGTACCTGCGCACCGCGCCCGGTCAGGTCGGCGTCTCGGACGGCAAGATTCGATGAGCCTCGCGACTTATAGCGACCTGAAGACGTCCGTCGCGACCTGGATCAAACGCTCCGACCTGACCGCGATCATCCCCGATTTCATCTCGCTCGCTGAGGCGCGCATCAACCGCGAGCTGCGGACCCGCAACATGGTCACGCGGACGCAGAACACCGCCGTGGACAGCGAATTCGTGACGCTGCCCACCGACTTCGGCGGCGCGCGTTCGGCGCGGCTGACGACCACCACGCCGAACGACTTCCTGGCGTTCCTGACGCCGGAGCAGATGACGGATTACAAGGCGCAGAACCCGACGGGCGACCTGAGCGCCTACTCGGTCGTCGGCGGGGAGTTCTGGTTCCTGCCGGCGCCTACCGACGCCGTGACGGTCGAGCTGATCTACTACGCGAAAGTTCCGGCGCTGACGGACAGCGCGACCACGAACTGGCTCCTGACCAATCACCCCGACGTCTACCTCTGGGGCGCGCTCATGGAGGCAACCGTCTTCCTCGAGGATGACGAGCAAACCCAGAAATACGCAGCGCTATTCGCTGCGGGGCTGGACGACGTCCGCCGCAACAGCGTGTCCGACAGCGCCGCCGCTCGCCTCAATCCGAGCCCGAACACTCAGGTCGTCTGACCCATGCACACCGAAACCTACTGGCGCGACCAGGCGATGAACCTGGCCGCGCTCCTCGAAAGCGTACTCACCGTCACGAAGAAGGAAGCCGAGACCATGACCGCTCTCACCGACGCCCTTTCCGCCGCGCAGCAAAACACCGCATCCATCGCCCACGCCGCCGCCTCGACCATCGCCCAGCTGAAGGCCGAGAAGGTCGCCGATGCGCAGACCATCGCCGACCTGCAAGCCCAGGTCGCCAGCCTCCAGGGCGGCGCCGAAGATCCGGCCGTCATGCAATCGCTGATCGACGGCGAGAACGCCATCGGCGCTGAACTGACCGCAGCGACGCAGGGCTGATCATGAGCGCGCACCTTCCCCGCTTCGACGACGCTTCGCAGACCTGGAGCGAACCCGAGCTGGTCGAGACCACGCGCGGGCTCTGGCCCGCAGCGGGGCTGGAGCGCGTCGTCACGCACCAAGAGACCGAGAGCGAGTGGAACTCCGCCGTCGAGTACCGCCTCGGCGACGAACTCGTGCACCGATCCGCCCGCACGCATCTCAAGGAGGGCCTCCGCCTTGAAGGCGGGCAGGTCGCCTTCGGCTAAGGAGGCCGACCCATGGCGAACACCCAAGCCATCTGCAACAGCTTCAAGACCGAGCTGCTGAACGGCCACCATGCCTTCGGCACGTCGGTCACCCGCGGCGCGACCACGGCCGACACCTTCAAGCTGGCGCTGTTCCTGGCCTCGGCCACGATCAACAAGTCGACCACGGCCTATTCGACCACGGGCGAACTCGCCGCGTCGGGCAACTACACCGCTGGCGGCGTCACGCTCACCAACGGCAACGCCCCGGCCAACGCCTCCGACACGTCCTACTGGACCCCGAGCGCGAACGCGCAGTGGACCTCGTTCACCTCGTCGGGCGCCTTCGACTGCGCGTTGCTCTACAACTCCACGCAATCGAACAAGGCGGTGGCGGCCTACACCTTCTCGTCGCAGTCGATCTCGGCCGGCACCTTCACATTGACCATGCCGACCAACGATCAGACGACCGGCCTGCTTCGCATCGCCTGAGGGCCTGATCCATGGCCGTCGCAGTTCGCGCCACGTCCTCGCTCGCCTACGGGACGCGGACGAACTCGACGGTCAACAAGCCGACCGGGACCGCCAGCGGCGACATGCTGGTCGCGATCGGGATCACGGGCAACGCGTCCACCACGCAGGTAAGCGTCACCCCGCCGTCGGGCTGGACGGCGTACGGCGGCGCCCGCGTCGCCAACGTCACCCGGGCCGACCCGTGGAACTATTCGCTCTACGTCTTCACCAAGCCGGCGGGCGGATCGGAACCCGCCAGCTACACCTGGACGCACGGTTCCGCGGACACTGAGCTTCTCGTCTACGCGCTCACGGGCGCCGACGCGACGACGCCGATCAGCCCCGCGCCTTCGGTCGCCAATAACATCGACAGCACCAACGACATCGCTGTCGGAACCATCACGCCGGATCTGGCGGACAGCCTGCTGATCTACGGGGCGGCGCTGTGGAACAATTCCACCAGCGCCGGCCCCAGCGGGATGACCGAGCGGTACGACGCCGCCGGGATCCTCTATGTCGCCGATCAGCAACTCTCGACGACTTCGGCCACGGGCACGAAGACGGCGAACTTCAGCTCGAACGGCTCGGCTGGCGGCTGCGGCTTTCTGCTCGTCATCGAGCCGCCGAGCGGCGGCGCTAATATCGCCCTGACGGGACAGGCGCTTGCCGCGGCCGCCGGCTCCTTCGGCAAGACGGCCGACGTGGCCCTGAGCGGCCAGTCCGCAGCGTCGGCGCAAGGCTCGTTGGCGTCCAGCGCCGCCGTAGCGCTCGCTGGGCAGGCGTTGGCGGGATCAGCGGGGGCTCTGGCTCCGTCGGCGTCGGTCGCGCTCTCAGGCCTGTCTGCGACCTTTGGGCAGGGCTCTCTGGCGGCTTCGTCGGGCTCGAACACCTCGGTCAACCTGACGGGCCAATCGCTCACGACAGGGCAGGGCTCGCTCAGTGTCTCGGCGAGCGTGACGCTGTCCGGACAGGCGGCGAGCACGCAACAGGGTACGTTGGCGCCGGGGCGCGCCATCGCATTGAGCGGTCAGGCCCTCGCCTCGTCGGCCGGATCGCTGGGCAAGACTGCCGCCGTCGCTTTGGCGGGGCAGGGGATCTCGGTCGGGCCGGGCACGCTGACGCCGAGTGCGACCGGACAGGCGGTGTCCGTCGCTCTGACTGGCCAGGCGCTCACGATCTCACAGGCCACATTCGCCTTTTCGGGGACCTGGACGCCGGTCGTCGGCGACGCGGGGGTTTGGAGCCGGCAGAGCGGCCAGACAGACGCATGGACACCTCAGGCCGGTAGCGGAGGAACCTGGCATTGACCATTCCCGCCGGCATCGATCCGAGCCTCGCGTTGCATCTGCAGCAGGTCGAGGAGCGCCTCACCACGCTCGAAAGCCCGATGAGCCCGCGGCCGCTCTACGCCTGCACAACGGCAGAACTGCCGGCGGCAGCGTCCTTCCTGAACTGCGTGGTGAGGGTGACCGACTTGAACATTCTCGCGGCGAGCGACGGCGCGAACTGGCGACGCCAAGACACGGGAGCAGCGATTTAGATGGTCTCGGCCTATACGCCGCGGAACCGGCTCAACAAGCAGGGCACGGGCGACAACACCAACACCTGGGGCCTCGTGCTGAACGATGGCGCCATCGAGCTGATCGACGCTGCTCTCGACGGATGGGCGACCGTTCCGGTGAGCGCGCCCGTCACCCTGACGTCGGTCAACGGAGCTGCCGATCAGTCGCGCTCACGAACCCTAAAACTGACTGGGGCCGGCGGGACCGTCACCCTGCCCGCCGTCGAGAAGTGGTTTTGGGTATGGAACGCCGGCAGCGGCAACATGGTGCTTACCGTGGGCGGGGTGACCACAGCCACCATCGAACCGAACGACAAGCTCCTGGTGCTGACCGATGGCCTCGGCGTCTACAGCCTGTCGATCGCCGGCCTCGCGCTCAAGCAGTACATCGACACCGCCATCCTCGCGACGACCGGGAGCCTGCCGGCGACCACGGGCAACGAAGGGAAAGTCCTCGTCGTGCGCTCGCTCGCCTGGACGCCAAGCCAGGTCGCCACATCCGAGCTTAGCGACATCGCCACCTACACCGCCGCACGGCGCGCGGAGGCTATCGCCTTCGCGGTCGCCCTCTAGGAGCCAAGCATGGCCGTCTCCGCCAATTCGATCATTACGCCTCAACAGCCGCAGGCGGCGAACGCCGCGCTCTCGACCTCGGCGAACACCAACTACACCGCGCCGACCAACACCACCCTGGTCATGACGGCCGGCGCCAACGGCGCGCGCGTCACCAAGCTCAAGGCGGTCCCGTGCGCGACGGTCACGGCGACGCAGCTTCAGCTGTTCCGCTCGACCGACGCCGGCACGACCAAGCGGTTCTGCAGCTCGGCGTTGATGGCGGCCTACACCATGGCGCAGACCACTCAGGCTGCGCAGACCGATTGGGGCTACTCCGACGCCAATCCGCTGATCCTGAAGGCCGGCGAGCAGATCTACATGGCCGTCGGCGTCGGCGGCGTGCAAATCAACGTCGAAGTCGAGTGGGCTGACTACTGATGGGGGACTATGATCGCCTGCGCGGCCTCTCGGGCCAAAGCCTGGGCGGCCCCAAGGCGCGTCAGGTCGAAGTCGCTCAATACGTTGCCTCGGGCACCTACACGTTCGTTGCGCCGGTAAACGGCTATTACAAGTTCGTGCTTTGGGGAGCAGGTGGGGGCGGCGGCAATGGCACGCCCGCAAACGGGGGCGGCTCCGGCGCATACTGCGAATATACTCGAGCGATGGGCGCCAGCGAGCGCGCGACGGTGGTCGTGCCGCCCGCTGTAGGCAAGGCGACGAACGGCGCTGCTGCGACGGTCACGTTTCTGGACGGCAAAGCAGTGACCGCCGGCGGTGGCTTGTCGAATACGGCCGGCGGAACGGCCTCCGGTGGAGATGTGAACCTGAATGGCTCATCAGGCGGGCTGTCGTCGGGTTCGAACAATGGCGGCACGGGCCTTGGGACGGGCGGCGGAGCCGGCGGCACTGGTGATGGCGGAACGATCGGCGGCGGCGGTGGTGGAGCCCCAGCGAATTCTCCCTATACAGGAGGTCAGGGCGGTTCCGCCGCCACTACCTCTATCGGGCTTGGGGTCGGTGCAGGAGCCGGAGCCGGTACATCATCTACGAGTGGGCAGGGGGCGGTGCTCGTGCAGTGCCTGAGGCCGCTTAGCTAATCCGCGACGCGTGGCGCGGCGGCATGTTATCCGCTGACCCATGGAAGTGCTCGGCCACTGTCCGGTGTGCGATTGCGCGGCTCGTTTCAGCGCCGATGGGCCATGGCTCCGCGACGCGTTGCGGTGCGTGGACTGTCCGCGAGGGCGGCGCTCCCTACCAAGGGAGCGGGCGCTCGCCATGACGCTCCGCCGGAACCGTCCGAATTGGCGGGAACTGGCGATCCACGAAAGTTCGCCCTCCGCGCGGGGGCTCTCGGCCATGCTCAGTCAGGAAGCGCCCGGTTACCTGGTGACCTATCACTTCCCTGGAGAGCAACCCGGGTCATTGGTCAGAGGGTTTCGCAACGAAGACCTCGAGGCGCAGACCTTTCCGGACGAGACGTTCGACATAGTGCTTACCCAGGATGTGCTTGAGCATCTGTTCCATCCTGATCGCGCTATCCGAGAGATTTACCGGACCCTCAAACCGGGTGGGATGCACCTTTGCACGTTCCCCGTTTCCGGGCGCCAACATGAGGCGGCCAAGCCTCGTGCGGTGCGCGAGGCGGGGGAGATCAAGCATCTGACGGACGCCATCTACCATGGCAGTCCGGTCAGTCGTGATGGCTCGCTAGTGACCTTCGATTACGGGTACGAAATCCACAAGCTCATCGCCGAATGGGCTCCATTCGACGTGACGGTCAGCCGGTTTTCTCAGCCGAGCGCCGGCATTCTTGGCGATTTCACCGAAGTGATCGTCTGCGAAAAGCCGGCCTGAGACCGACTTCCGCGCTCGCGAACCAACATATTTCATCGGGGGTCTGCTATGGTAGCGTATCAGCGGATCATCGTCTCGACCGGCGCGAATGTCGGCCCGGTCAGGCCTCTGCCGATCGAGCTGCAGGGGCTCACCGACGAAGATCTGGCCAACCTGGACGCCGCGGTCGCGCCTGAAGCGCTCGCGCAGCTGGGCTACGTCGACGCCGGCTTTCTGCCTGTCGCGGACCCGCCGCCGGAGCCGCCGAGGGCGCAGCTGCCCAAATCGACCGTGACCGCGCGGCTACGGGCCATCGGCAAGTTCGATGCGGTCTGGGCGCTGCTGCAGGCGAACCCGGACATGTTCGACAAGTGGTACACGCCCGACTGGCCGAACGTCTTCGCCGACGATGAGCGGATGCTGCAGGCGCTGACGGCGGTCGGCCTTTCCGAGATCGAAATCGCCGAGGTGGTGGCGATCTGATGGCGGGGATTCGCGAACGCTTCGTCGCCTTCTGGCTTGGCCAGGATATGGCGGTGAACGGCTTGGGCGGCGGCCTGCCGCGGGAGACGCTGAGCGGCACCGCCGGCCGAGCGATCGGCGTTCCCGACCCGGCGACGCGCCGCTGGTGGGGGCCGGTGGCGGTGGCCTTGATCGACCTTTGGTTCGGCGAAGGCCACTGCGCCCAGCAAGCGAGTTTAGAGGCGACGCGCCGTGGGTCTTAACTTCGTCCCCGTCGACATCCCGCCTGGCCTGAACTCGGACGATACCGCCTATGCTGCGTCGCCGGCGTGGGATGACGGCTCGAACGTGCGCTTCCGGCTGGGACGCCCCCAGGTCATCGGCGGGTGGGAGCGGCTCTCGCTCACGGCGCTCGGCGGCGTCTGCCGCACGGTCTTCGGCTGGACCGAGAACAACACCAACGTGCTGGACCTCGCCTTTGGCCAGCACGACCGCCTGCAGGTGTGGCAAGGCGGCGACCTGGCGGACATCACGCCGGCATTCGCACTGCCGGCTATCGAACTGGACCCGAGCCCGTTCGCGACGGTGAATCTCTCGACCACGGTGACCGTGACGCACGTCGGCCACCCCTACGTCACCGGAGATAGCGTCGCGATCTCGGGCGCCGTCGACACGAACGGCATCCTCGCGGCGAACCTCAACATCACGGCGACGATCACCGTCGTGAACGCCAACAGCTACACCTTCACGGCCGGCGCGGCGGACGCCGCTTCGTCTACCGGCACGGGCGGCGGCTCCGCGGTCATCGTCACCCCGCAGCGCGCGTGGGAGGGCGGCTCCATCGACGGCGCGAACTCCGCGGGCTACGGCACCGGCAGTTACGGCGGGGGCGCATACGGCGAGCCGTCGGACCTCGACTTCTACGTCATGACCTGGAGCCTGGGCGCCTGGGGCCAATGGCTTATCGCCAACCCGCGCAATCAGACGATCCACATCTGGAAGAACGACACGCTCGTGCGCGCCGCTCCAGTCCAGAACGCGCCGGCCAGGGTCAACTACGCCTTGGTGGCGCCGCAGCGGCAGATCTTCGCGCTGGGCTGCAGCGAGGAGGTGAGCGGCGAGTTCAACCCGATGTGCATCCGGCATTCGGGCGTCGGGTCGGAAACGACGTGGTCGACGATCGCCTCGGACGCCTCGACGGCGCGGGAGTACATCCTGCCGGGCGGTGGCCGGATCGTCGCCGGCCGCGTCTGCGGCAAGTACGTGCTGATCTGGACAAACCATGGCCTGTGGCTTGGCACCTATTACGGCCAGTTGACGAAGGTGTGGGGCTTCGATCAGGTCGGCGACAAATGCGGCCTGATCGGGCCGAACGCCGCCGTGGTGATCGGCTCGACGGCGTATTGGATCAGCCCCGACCGCCAGTTCCACACCTACAGCTTGGGCGGCGTGGTGCAGTCGATCCCGTGCCCGATCCGCAAGGAGTTCGCCGACAACCTCGCGCCCAGCCAGGCCGACAAGATCGTCGCCAGCAGCATCGCCGAGTTCGGCGAGATCCGGTTCGACTACCCTGACGCCCGCGACGGCTTCGAGAACAGCCGCTACGTCGCCTTCTCGATGGACGGCCCCGACGCCGGCAGCTGGTATCGCGGCGTCATGGTGCGGACGGCCATGGTCGACGCAGGCCCGGCTCAGTACCCGGTCGGCGTCGATTACACCGGCAACGCCTACTGGCACGAGAAGGGCAATTCGGCCGACGGCGGCGCAATCAGTTGGAGCCTATCGTCGGCGGCGCTGTTCCTCGACGAGAACCGCTCGATGCTCGCGCGCAAGCTGATGCCGGACACGGGCGAAGATCAGGTGGGCGCGATCAGCCTGACCATCGACACCTACATGTCGCCTAACGATCGCAGCCCGCGCGCCTTCGGGCCGTACACAATCGCGGCGAACAGCACCGAGGTGGACATCCTGGCCGAGGGCCGGCTCTTCCGGCTGCTGTTCTCAGGCTCCAGCGCGCCGGCCTTCATGCGGATGGGCAAGCTTCTGTTCGACGCCAAGCCGCGCGGGAAGCGGTGACCGATTGGGCGTTGTGGCGCGACCGGATCGCCTCGGCGATGGACGGTTCACACCAGACGATCGAGAGCCTGGAGGCGGCCATTGCGGGTGGCCTCAACCACGCCTGGATGGCCGACGAGGCCTGCCTGATCGTCGACTTTCAGTCCTACCCCGGCGGCGCTCGGACGGCGCAGGTGTTGTGGGCCGCTGGTGAGTTGAAACCGGTCCTCGAGGAACTGTCGAAGCTGGAGGCGTGGGCCAAGGCCGCCGGCTTCACCGAGGTGCTGATCGAAGGACGCGCCGCCTGGGCGCGGCTGCTGCGTGGCGCGGGATATGAGCCCTGGTCGGTGACGATCAGGAAGGAGTTGTAGAATGGGTCTTTCGAGCAAGACGTCCAAGACCACCTCGCACACCGAGGTGAAGCCGACGAATCCGACGCAGGTGACCAACGGCCTGACCGGCTTCGCCGACCAGATCACCAACTTGCAGAACCGCGACCCGTCGTCGTTCACGGTGGCGGCCAACCCGCTCCAGTCGCAGGCCGCGGGCCTGGCGGGCTCACTCGGCATGTACGACAACCAAGCCGGCGCGACGATGAACTCTCAGCTCGACGACGTCTACGGCTCGCTCTCGAAGTTCCAGGATCAGCCCGGCGCCCGCGCCCTGACCTACATGAACGACTACATGGACCCGTACCTCAACGCGGTCGTGAACACGTCGCTCGCGAACTACGACACGAACGCCGCGCGCCAGTCGGCGCAGGCCCAACTGGACCTCGCGCAGGACACCGCCCAAGGTGGCTCCGGCGGAAGCCTCTACAAGGCGATGCTGGCGCGCGAGCAGGGCGACGGCCGCGCGTCGCTGGACAGCAGCCTGCGCAGCCAGGGGTGGAACACTGCGCTCGGCGCTGGGCAGCAAGACGCCGGCAACGAAATGCAGCAGCGCGGCCTGGCGCTTCAGGCGGCGCAGAGCATGGGCCAGCTCGCCAACGACCGCTTCAACAACACGCTGAACTTCGACGCCAACAATCGGGCGAACGTCGGCGCACAGATGCAGGCTGGCGATGACATGCGCCAGATCGACCTGCAGAGGCAGTTGGCTCCGCTCACCGCAGCCTCGGCCATCTCCGGCCTCTGGGGCTCGACGCCGTTCGGGCTCATGCAGGGGCAGGTCAGCGACAGCACGTCTAAGACGAAAGTGAACGATCCGATCGGGGGCATCGCCGGTTTGGCGGGCGGACTGGGCGCGCTTGGAATGGGGCTCGGTGGGCTGGGGCTGAACCTGTTCGGCGGAGCGGCCGGTGCAGCGGGAGCGGTGGGCGGCGTGTCACAGGGCCTTGCTGATCCCTTCGGCGCGCTCGCCAAATACGGAAAGGCTGCCTGACATGGGTATCTTTGGATCAGGCGCCGCCGCGGCGCCGTCGGCCGCGAAGTTCGACCCGTCTCAACTCTCGGGCTCCGACCGCCTCATGATGGCGGGGGCGATGCTGAAGGACATCAGCGGCGCACTTCGCGGCGGCGAGGCGGACAACGTGTACGGGCTAGAGCAGCTCCTCGCACAGCGCCAGACGCGGGCGGCGCAGCAAGCTTTCCTGGCGCGTGCCGGCGCAGGGGCCGCGGGTGGCGCTGGCGGCGGCGCACCCCTGACGCCGCAGGACATGCTGTACGGCCAGAACGTGCTCGGCTTGAAGTTCGACGACTACAACAAGGCGCTGGAGCTCAATAAACCGTTCTACGAGCAGGGCGTTCGCGTGAATGGCGCGTATGACCCGAGCGCGCCGAAGTTCATTCCGCAGCTGCAGCCGGGCGTGCGCCCGAACTTCGGCGCTGACGGAGATCTGCAGAGCCAGACTCTAATCACCAACGCCGAGGAGAACGCGGCGCGCCTCGCGGGCGCGACCGCTGACGCGCAGGAGGCCGCGAAGGCGCACTACGACATCGGCACGCCGATCCAGGCGTCGGACGGATCGACGGTGCAGGTTCCGCGCGACCAAGCCCGCGACTACCTCGCGCAGCACTTCTCCCAGCGCTTCGGCGGGGGCGGGCCGCTGCCAGCCCAGGTGGGCGGCCAACCCGGTGCGGCGCCGGCGCTTGGCCAATCGCAGACGCCAGGCGCTCGCGCGTCGGCCGAGGCGTCTGGCCAGAAAGAGGGCGCAGCGGCCGCGCAGGCTCGCATCGACCTGCCGGCGGTCACGCAGCGCGCCAATCAGAGCGTCGGGCTCATCGATGACCTGCTGAAAAATCCCGACCTACAGTACAGCCTCGGTTGGTGGTCGAAGGTTCCTGCCATCCCAAACAGCACGCGTCCCGGCATCGATGCGAAGCTGGACCAGCTCGGCGGCACCACCTTCCTGCAGGCGTACAACGAACTGAAGGGCGCGGGCGCGATCACCGAGATCGAGGGCGCGAAGGCTGAGGCGGCCATCGCGCGCTTGAAGCGGCGAGATCAGTCCCTCGAAGACTACAAGGCCGCGCTGACCGATCTCCGCGACGTGATCTCCGGAGGTGTCGGCCGTGCGCAGCAGCGAGCGCAGATGGGCATCGGACGCACGCCGTCCAGCGCGTCCGTATCCCCGCCGGCCGCGGCTCTCCAATACCTCCGACAGAACCCCAGCCTCGCCGTGCAGTTCGACGCGAAGTACGGCCAGGGCGCAGCGGCTCAGGTGCTTGGCCGATGAGCAATCCCTTCGACCAGTTCGACGACGCAGCGCCCGACCAGGGCGCGACGTGGGCGCCGACGAGCGATCCTCGCTTTGAGGTGGAGCGGCCAAACCCGAAGGCTCCGCGCGGCTTGCGCAACAACAACGCCCTGAACGTCACCGGGTCTGGCTGGGCCGGGCAGACGGGCTCGGACGGCAAGTTCGCCACGTTTGCGACGCCCGAGGATGGGCGAGCCGCCGCCGACGCGAACCTGGCCGCCTATCATCGGAAGCACGGGATCGACACGGTGGCGGGCGTCGTCTCGCGCTGGGCTCCGCCCAGCGAGAACGACACGCAAGCCTACATCCGACACGTCTCTACCAAGCTGGGCGTGGACCCGAACCAGCCGTTGGGCCTCGATGACCCGAGCGCCCGATCGCGCCTGCTCGACGTCATGTCGGCGCACGAGACACCTGGCTCCGTGACGGCAAACCCCTTCGACCAGTTCGACGTCGCCGCGCTCGAGCCGCCGCCGCGCGTCCCCGGCGGCCGCACGATGACGAACGAGGAAATGATTGCGGCTGGCGTCACACAGGCTGCGCCCAGCCGCACCGGGCCGAAGGGATCGCCTGCCGACAAGGTGCAGCCGCCGCCGTCCGCGCCAGTCGACCGGCTACCGGATGGTGACACGAGCCTTATGGGGGACGTCTGGAGCGGATTCACTGAGCCTTTTAGAGCCCTGGGTCACGACGCACACCAATACTACGACCATCGTATGGCTGCGATTAAAGCAGGGAAGACCGGCGGCGGCTTCTTCGACATTCCGCAGCTTGCCGGCGATGTGCTCGGCCTGCCCGGCGCGCCTGTGCAGGCGGCCATTCGGCCAATCGCCGACATTGCCAGCCGCATCCTACCTCCGATGAAGGCGACGCACGTCGAATGGCGCAACGGCATTCCGGGGCGCTACATTGACGGAGATATGCCGCGAGGGCAGGCGCAGGCGGCCATCGAAAATGACATCAACACCGCCCTACAAGGTGGCCGGCCAGTAGGCGTCAACATGTCCGTGCCGCCGGGGCCGCACCAGCCCACCAAGATCCCCGGCGCGAACTTGACCGAACAGCTGCGTGCGATCGCGCCGCAGATGCCGGTGCAGGTTCGATCGCGGCCGATGGCGCTCCCTGAGCTGAAAGCCGCCAGCGACGCGGCCTGGGCCAAGGTGGACGCGTCGGGCTACCGCTTCGCTCCGAAGGATCTGAACGCAATGGCCGCCGACGTGCGCCAGATCGTGCAGGATGCCGGCCCCGAGCTCTACCCGGACGCGGCGCGGGTCTCGGCGCGCATTGACAGCATGGCTAGGGGAGGCACGCTGACACCCGCTCAGGCGAACCGCCTGCGTTCGCAGGTCGGTGAGAAGCTGCTCCAACCCGGCAGCACGGAGGCGTCGGTGGGCGGCGCGATCAAGGCGCGCATCGACGCGCTGATCGACACCGCCAACGACCCGAACCTCGGCAAGGCTCGCAACCTCTACACCCGTTACAAGAAGGTCCAGGACGTCACCCAGCGCCTCGAAGACGCTGGTCTCAATCAGGCCGGAGCCGGGACCGGCGGCAATCTCAACGCCGCGCGCCAAGCGCTGAAGCCGCTCGTGAAGAATAAGGGCACGCAGCGGATGCGCAACGCGTCGCCAGCCGAAATGGCGGCGCTTAAGAAGGTGGTCAAGGGCGGGGTTGGCCAGAACCTGCTTCGGGCGGCATCGGCGTTCGACCCATTTCACGGCCGCCTGGGGATGCTCTTGCAGGGCGGCATGGGCTTGAAAACCGGCGGCGCAAGCTTGCTCACCGTGCCGCTCGGCATGGCTGCGACTGCCGGCGAGCGGGCGCTTGCCCAGCGCAATATCGAGAAGCTGCTCGACCTCCTTTCGACCGGCGGAAAGCCGCCGCCGAAAGCCAAGGTCAGCCCACGGGGCCTGATCGGAAGCGGCGTGGTCGCCGCGCCCGTCGTGCGAGCGCAGGAACGCCCCCGCTAGCGGCTCCGGATCATCCGCTGGCGCAGCTCATCGGCGGCGTCCTCGGTCACCCGGTTGCCATCGGTAAGCGCAGCCAGCGCCGAGGCGGCCCAGCGGACGAGCGGGCTGACGAGCGCGGCCATCAGCAAGTAGATGACGAGCCCGGTCTTATCCATGTGAGGAAACTCCTGCACGGCCGCGCCGGCCACGCCGACGAAGTAGATCCAGAAGAACACGGACGGCCAGAGGCGGATGCGCCATTCGTGGCGAGGTTCGATGACGCGGTAGTCGGCGTCGACGACGTTTCGATCGCTCATGGCCGGCGAGAATAGCACAGCCTGAGGCTGAGTGCACTTGGGGCGCGGGGGACGCAGCGGGGGCTGCACACATCAACCGAGAGAATGCTCATGAGCACGGCCCTCGCCGGCTCTTCCGCGTACCGTTTTGGAGAGCCTGAATTGGACATCCTTCAATGGGTGCAGGGCGGACTATTCGCCGCCCTCGGCGCTGTCAGCGTCGCCGCGATAAACGCCTGGCGAAAGCCGAACTCGCGGGTCGAATTGGAAGACACCGCGCACCGCATCGCCAACAACCTTCTCGCCGGCATGGAAGCCCGCGTGAAGGATCTAGAGACGCGCAGTGCGCAGTGCGAGGCCGACGGCCGCGCGATGGCGGCCAGGCTCGACACTGTTGAGGGCGAAAACCGTCAGCTGAAGCAGCTGAACGCCAGCCTGATCGACGAGCTTCGCGCGGTCGGCATCGACGTCACCGCGCGCGAGATGGCGGGCTCGTTCACCGTCATCGAGCGGGATCGCGTCACGACGCTCAAGCCAGTCTCGAAGAAGCCTCAGGAGTAGTTCGTGGAGCACCTCAACGAGGGACCGGGCGAGCGCCTGACACCCTTCGGGCCGACTGCAATCGTCTCTTACCTGAGCATCGTCATCTTCGCCGGATCGCTGGCGGCCGTGTTCGCCGTAGTCTTCCTGGACGTGGCGATCACCACGCCGCAAGCCGGCATCCTCGGGACCGCGCTGGGCGCCAGCGTCACCGGCTTCGGGACCGTCCTGCAATTCTGGGTGGGCGGCAACATTGGCACGAAGGCCGCCACGCGCGCCCTGGAGCGCGCAGCGGCCGCGCCGACGACGAACGTCACGGCGCCCGCCGCGGCGACGCAGATCGTCAACCCGAACGCACTCGACAGCTCGCCGCGCGCGGATCTCGACATTCCCCCGGAGCCCACTCCATGAACTACGCTTTGGGCGCTAAGAGCCTGCGCAATCTCGCGGGCGTTCACCCCGACCTCGTGCGCGCCGTTGAGCGCGCCATCCAGATCACTTCGCAAGATTTCACCGTCTTCGAGGGCCTGCGCACGCCTGAGCGGCAGGAAGAGTATCTGCGCCGCGGCGTCACCAGGACCCGGAACTCCAAGCACCTCCGCCAGCCGGACGGCTACGGCCATGCCGCTGATCTCGTGCCGATCATCGCGGGCGTCCCGCGGTGGGAGTGGGGAGCTATTTGGCCGATCGCGGCGGCCATGCAGCAGGCCGCACGCGAGCTGAGCACGCCCGTCACCTGGGGCGGGGTGTGGGATCGCTCGCTCGCCGCGCTGGAGACGGGCGCCGAGGGCCTGCGCTCGTCCGTCGCCGCGTACCAAACCCGCCACCCTGGCCCCGACTTCCTCGACGGGCCGCACTATCAACTAGCATAGGAGCATCCCATGAAGTGGGCAGATTGGGTCTTGGAACAGGCCCGTGAGGGCGGCGAGCGGCTCGGCGAGAGCGTCGCCTACATCTTCAAGAAGATCGGCAAAACGCCGCCGGGCGACGCCACGGCCGACAAAGCCGCTGCGAAGCTGGCCGCGCTCAACGCGAAGTACGAGAGCGACCTGGCCGCGATCCTCGACGAGATCCCCGGCGTGCCGACCATTGGCGCGGTGATCATCGCCAACGCGGCGAAGACGGCCACCGACGCTTTGATCGCCGGCGCCGCCGAAGGCTACAAGGCGGCGAACTGATGTGGGCCGCTATCGCGAGCTTCGTCGGCTCGCTCATCGCCGCATTCTTCAATAAGCGGACGCCGGTCGCCGAACGCGCGGCTACGGCAGAGGAGAGGCTGAGAGCACATGAAGCTGAAGATGTTCGCCTGCGGGCTGCTGACCGGGCTCGCGATGACGCTGAGCGCGTGCGTCTCCAGTCCGAAGCCGAGCGCGAGCGCGTCGCCCGTCAGCCCGACTCTAACAGCCGCACCTGAGGTGTGCAGCCGCTGGAAGGTGATCACCTTCGACCGGAACGCCGACACCGTGCCGACCATCGAACAGGTCAAGGCCAGCAACGCCGCGCGCGATGCCTACTGCACGCCCTAG